TGCAATAAATTCATCAGAAAAATCCCGCCGTAATATTTGTTCTCTAGTTTCCACTTTCATTACCTCCATATTTCAATTCTATGCCCGTTTTTAGGCGTTCTGATTTTTACCCTGTAATTTTCATTATAACACGTTCAAAATTGATTACAGCGCATTCTAGGCGGTGTTTTCAGCGTTTAATTGCCCTCTTTGCATGGAATGATATCATCTAGTTCAAAACAATCGCAGTCATAACAATCTATTTCTTCTTCAACAGACAAAACAGTTAAACCGTCAATATCATCTAGCATGTTGTATGCATAATCGCTAACCTCTCCCCCTGCATAATCATCAGGATCAGGAATATATTCTATGATATCTTCATCGCACTCAACGGTAATTAAATGTTTTAATTTAACGGTTTCTTCCACAAAAATTTTATACTTCGGCATTTTCAGTCCTCCTGTTCCATGCTTGCAGTGCAATTTCTCTGCCGTCAAGAATCGGTTTGATTTCTCCGTTGTTGCCTAATTCAAATCGAATTGTATATGTTTTCGAATATGATGTTTTGCATTTTACGCATTCGATTACAAAATCAAATCCAACATTTGAATGCGAAGAATAGTTTAATATGGTTCTGAACTTCGCCTTACCTCCACAAAACGGACACGGTTTTAATTTTAATTTTTCATTCATATTTACTACTCCATTCCCAACCACATTCTTCACAAATATAAGTTCCGAAATAAGAATTAAATCCTATTACTTTGCCGCATATAGGGCATACTTTTAAATTTTCATTCATTTTCTTCTCCCTCATCATCATTTTCAGTATAAAACATTGATATAAATTCTATTTCTTCATTATCACATACTTCCGCTTTTTGACTTCCTATAGTGTTCATAAAATATTCTTTATTATCAAATAATTCCTGTGCTTGTTCTTCATTTTCGCATTCCACAAATGCTACACCTTGATATTTTATTTTGTAATACATTTAATCTCCTCCTAGCAATTCGGGATTGTCATGAATATTGCCGACAATTTCTGATTTTTCAATCCAAATGTGAAATTCTCTGCTAAATTGCCCGTCTCTCTGTAAAAATTTGCTGTGTTCATTATCCCATTCAACAGAATAAATTCCCGATCTGAATTTTAAAATATCCCCCTCAAAAATCTTAACGTTGTTCTTATCGTTCAGACCTGTATATTGTCCTACTGTTTCGGGGATAACACAAAATAAATTTCCATAGCCATCCGTTATGTAAGTTGTTTCTCTGACCGCCGAACGTGAAAGCCAATATGATCCTTCAAACCATTCACTACTATCAACACGCTTACCCCTGAACAATATCTCTCTATTCATCTTTCAATACCTCCTCAACTTCATCGGCGTACTTCCAAATCTGCCTATCATTTTTATCTAACGTAAAATCAAACTTTATTTCTGGATACCTCCAGGTAACGATTCGTACACCAGTATTCAACTCATAAAATCGTTCAATTTCTTCAAATGCTAATTTCAATAATTCTTTCAACCGCTTGTTTTGTTTTTCGGTTGTTTTACACCTATCCTCAGCATCTTTAGCACGATAGTAATATTTAATTTTTCTGTTTTGGATTTCCTCATTTTGTTTGTTTAATTTTATATTATCTTCTAACGCTTTAATAGCCACGTCAATCGCCTTAATATCATAAGCAAACACGGAATCAGGCTCATCATTTTCAGCAAAACCTTCACGGTCACGCTTTAAGTCATTTAATTGTTCTATGGCTTCTTTAACCGTCATTTTTATCTCGTTCATGGCGTTCTCCTATAATTTCAATTTCCGTCCTTGGATTGTCCTTATCGTACTTTCCAGACAGTATCAGATTAATATTATTAAAACTGTCATCAGCAATAATTCCGGCTTTGACCAATCCGTCAAGAATAAACTTACCGCTGTAATTATCAGGATCATGTCTTATTTTAGTACGAAAATAATACGTAATCTTTACTGTTGCTTTGTCAAATGGCTTGTCTGGCTTAGGTCTGCATTTTAAATTAATCAGTTGCGCCCAATGTTTCTTTTTTTCCTGATACTCCCATTTATTCGTCCTGCCTATAAATTTATTATTACTAGGCGGTATCTCGTCAATTATGTATTTCACTGCCTCACCTTAACCTATAATTTTTATTATCGTCTTTCTGGATTTGAATAGTAAACCCTGCTGATTTTTCTGCAATTCGTCCAGCCAGTGCAGAATCGTATTTGTTTATATCCGATATCAGCAGTTCAGACGAAATAATTGTTTTTTTGTTGGCGTTATATCTGCTGTTAATGATTTCAAATGCAAAATTCAATTCATCACTGAACTTACTGTTATTTGAATTGGATTTCAGAAAATCGTCAATATACAGAATATCAGTATCGCAAATGGATTTAAATTTATTTTTATATTCTGTTTCATCAAACTGATTACTTTGTAACTCGTGAAACAAATTGCGCCAGACTTTATACTTCACTGACCTGCCGCATGAAATAAACCTAGTACATATAGCAGTGCATATATGGGTCTTGCCGCTTCCGGACTGTCCTGCTGCATAAAACCATGAATCGCCTGAATTTTGCGTAAATAACAACGCCTTTTTCTTGATTTCCGATTGCCATGGTTTTGACGTCTCATACGCATTGAACGTATATTTTTTTATCAGATTTCCCAATCCGCTCAGTTCAAGATTTTTTATGCTTTTTCGCTTTGACATACATTTACACTCAACTCTGATCTCATTTAAATCCGTATCAAGCTCTGCAATGTAACCCTTATTTTTGCAGATATCGCAGTTTATGTATGGAAGATTTCCCTGAGTGTCGTTGTACCAATCGCAGCGCTTACGTGCAAAATCTTCATAGCTTAATTTGTTTCCGTCAGAGAAGTCCTTCGTATAGTCTGCTATTGTGTTCATGGGATTCCTCCTCACCTGTATTTAAATCATCCTCCCAACGTTTACCATTAAGCCATGTTGTAGGATATGGAATAAACTGTCCGTTATCCTTTTGCCACTGAGAAGATTGTTTTTGCTTCTCCAAAGCAGAAAGGATTTCCCTGACTAAATCGTCGTTTGGTTTAAGTTTTTTCCATGCCTTTAACGCATTAGACTTTGAAACCTTCTTCGGATACGCTTTCCAAAAATCATCAAACGATTTACTGAAAGAGTCTGTTTCAGGTTTTTTCTTCGGCTTATCCCCCTTGGGGGATATAGGGGGTATATTTATTACATTATCATTTACATTAACATTAACATTATCATTTACATTAACAGCTTGATTTGCTTGGGTTTGCTTAACCAAAGAATCATTTGCTTGATTTGCTTGGGTTTGCTTGCCGCCTTTTCTTCCGGCTTCGGAACGTTTTTCACGAGTTTTATTCCATTTTTCCAAATCCAAGTCAATCCTGCTTTTTATAAAGCTGAATGCCATTTTTACCATACCATCATCAAATTCTGGTATAATTTTTTTCTCTGCATACATAAATATTGCCTTGATAAGTTTACCTGCTTGTTCATCTGATAACTCATTAAATTGTTCCATGTAACTGCTGTATAGTATAAAACTTCTTTTTTCTTCCAACTTTTCACCCCCCTCACTAATGGGCAGATTCACTGCTGAATTTGCATTAAAATATGCAATTAACTTTATTTTGTAATCAAATTGTAACTTTTAAAACGGCGGATCATCACCGGCAATTACCTCCTCAAAGTCGGCTAGATCTCCGAGTGGAACGTCTTCTACCGGATTTGATACCTGTGTGGTTTGCGGTGTATTTGCAGTATAATTATTATCGTTCCTGCTGCCTGCAAACGAAACGCTGTCTGCCAACACTTCCATGGAATAATGCTTTACTCCGTTTTGGTCTTCATAATTATTGTTTCTTAAACTTCCCTCAATGACAATCATCTGTCCCTTGGAAAAATATCTGCTTACAAATTCAGCAGTCTTTCTCCATGCAGTAACACTAATAAAATCCGTTTGATGTTCGCCGTTATCATTTTTAAATTTTCTGTCCACGGCTATATTAAATTTTACAAATGAAATACCGCTTTGTGTTTGTCTTAGCTCAGGATCGGCAGTCAGCCGACCCATTAATATCACTCTGTTCAGCATACGTTATCCCTCCATTATACTGGAAAAATCATCAAGAGGCGGCTGCTCAGTAGTGACTGATTCTACAACTTCTTCTGTTTCAATAACTTCTCCGGTTTCAGGAATTGTTTCTACATATTCCGCTTCACCCTGTTCATTAATAACTGCCATATCATTTGTAACGGCTTTTTCCATTTCTATTGACATAATACCCCATTTGCTGATTAATTGTCTTAACATGGTTTTGCAAGCCATTCCGTCAAAATCTTTCTCCCAGAATGTATAACCGGAACGCTTTTGATATCCTTTTGAATACTTTTCAGCGTGAGATTCCATTTTTTCTTTACTCCAATAAATAGCCTTTTTAAAGCCGTTTATATATTCAAACATTGCATAATATCCGATTGTAGGAGCATTTTCACGGTCAATTTCATTTTCAATCAACTGCACTTCAATGTCTTCCTCAAGAGGATTAAAGTGTATCAATTCTCCTTGTTTTATCGGCAATACATTTAATTTCTTGTACTGACCAGAACGAATCGCAAGCTGTATGTATCCTTTGTATCCTAGCTGAAATTGTGCAACTTTTCGCCCGTTTTTATTATCATTAAACGGTACTAAATAATACTGTCCCAACTGCGGAGACGGGGAAAGCTTCAAGCCCTCGCCAAGTAATCCGGCTGAAAGAATTGAACCGGCGTCACATTCCTGTAGCGCAGGATTGGCACTCACTGCCGATGTAATAGAAGCAATAAAGCGGTTAGCTGTGTTTTTATCTCGGAGTGTTGTATTAATTAGATTCTGATAACTTTTGCTTTGAAGCTGAACTGTGAACGGGACTTTTTTTCCACCCGGTTTAACTAAACTGTTTTTTACTGCCATTTTAATTTCCCTCCGTTTTAATCGTCTCAAATTTAATACCGTTATCTACCATAAATTTACGTAAGTTTTTAATCTGATTATATGTTCCAATTACACGAAATGCACATGTTCCCAACTGTTCTTTAGGCTGCTGGGATTGCGCTGCTGAAACAGTCTGAACAACTTCCTGCTGTACTGGTTGCGTTTTTGTCTGTTCAAGAACTTTCCTCTGCATTTCTTCTTCACGCTGAAGCTGTGCGGCATATACCAATGCCTGACTTGTACTATATGCCTTACAGTACTCGGTAATTACAGCGGATTTATACGGCTTGTCTGCATATTCGGTATTAAGCGTTTCAAGTTCCTTCTTGATACGGTCAATATTATCTTCAATTTCCGCTTTCAGGGTATCAATTTTTGCTGTGGCATTGCCCCATTTAGGATTAAGAATCTTATCAAATTTAATGATATCAGCCATATCTCCTATGTAATTATCAAAGCAAGATTTCAGTTCGTCATATTTTTCTTGCTTCTTTATGTTTTCAAATTCTTTTATTTGATTATCAATTGCAACAACAGGGGCTTTGACTAACATAACAAGTTCTTTACATTTAGCTTCAAAATCGTTATACGGTTCAAGGCAACGTCTTTTGACTTCTTTTCGTTCACTTTCAATGGCTGCTATTAATTTATTTAAATTTGCTTTATCAGCTTTTGCCGACTTAATGCTGTTTTCTGAAACCACTAAATTATTGTAATATTTTAGTCTTTCAGTCATCTCGGCTTTTAGTTCACTATAGTTAAATTCTATAACAGACGGCAAAGTGTTCAAGTCCGTTTGTAATTTAAAGTCCATTGTTTTCCTCCTAAATCTCCGGCAAAATCAACGCCGGTTTTGTTTTATTTTGTACATGCTCCCAAAACTTAATTTCAGCTTCGAGGAGTGTTTTTATATCCTCTTGCACTTCATTACGGTCAATGAAATAATGTCTGGTTGCGGTGCATATATCATTATTTTTAAAATACCTGATATGTGCCTTTAGTACTGCAAAATTCCAGCCTGTAGCAAGCATCTGATGCAATACCTGTATGTAATAATTTTGCGGAACTCCACCGTCCCATTCGTCCCATTGAGAAGAATTCTGAATTGTTGTAGTCTTGA